CCACCGGCGCGGGCGCCGGGGCGGCCGGCGCCGGGGTCAGGGCGCGGGCCAGGGTCTCGACCATCTGGTCGAGCGTGCGGGCGGGATCGGGCGCGGGAGCGGGCGCCGGGGCCTCGGCGGTCACAGGGGTGGCCGGCGTGGCGCCGGGGGTGCTGTCATAGGCGGTGAGGCGCACGCCGAATTCCTGGGCCAGGTCCTGGGCCTGCTTGATGGCGGCCAGGGTGTCCTCGAAGTCATAGCCCATGGCGGCGCTCAGATCCTGCGGGCTCATGAGGCCGGCGCGCACCTTGAGGATGTTGGCCTCGGTGTCGCGCATGGGGTCGACCCAGTCCCAGCGGCGCGGCTGCCACTGGTGGCGGCTGAATTTGTCCATCTTGGCCGCGGGCAGCGGGCTGCCGTTGGACATGACGATGGCGCCGCGCAGCAGCGACTGCTGCAGCCACTGCAGGAAAATTGGGCGCAGCAGCGCGGCGATGAGCCACTCCTGGTCGGAGGCCCAGCGGTCGCGCTCCTCAAGCGTGCCGCTGCGGATGCTGCTGAAGTTCACGCCCTCAAGGTCATTGGCCAGCGAGTGATAGGCCACGCCCCAGCCCGAGGCGATGCGCTGCAGCTGCGCCTTGACGAAGGGCGCGAAGGCCTGGTCGGGGTATTTGCTTTCGTGCTGCTGGAAGCTCACGCCGGGCGGCAGCACATCGTAGGTGCCGGGCTGGCTGACGCTGATCTGCTCGCCGCCATCGTCCAGGCCCACCGGGGCCACGCCGTCCGGGGTGGAGAAAAACCCGTAATGATTCGCCCCATGTTCGGCGGCCAGCAGCGCGGCCAGGCTGAACTTGCCCAGGTGGTACAGGCTGATGACGCCCGGCGCCATCCAGGGGATGCCGCGCAGCTGCTCGGGGCGCTCGGCCTTGTAGCAGTGCAGCAGATCCCCCATGGGGATGCGCTCGCGCTGGCGGGCGGCGTGGATGCCGTCATTGGGGTGGGCACTGAACACCCAGAGTGCCACCGGGCGGCGGTAGGTGTCGACCTCCACGCCCATGACCACGGCGTTGCGCCCGGCCACGCCGGCCTGGTTGTAGGTGGTGTCGATGCGGTCGGCATCGATGGCCTGCAGGGCGAAACCGAAGCGGTTGCCGGCGGCCGGGCCGCGGACCATGCGGACGATGAACTCGCCGTCGGCCGGGAGCTGGCCGACCAGGGTCTCGCAGAGGTCGCGCAGCGGGCGGCCGGCCAGGTCGCAGGCGGCCGACCACTCGGCCCAGGCGGCCTCGATGGCGGCATTGGCCAGGCGGTCGGGGCGGCCGGGGCCGTCTTGCACGCGGGCCTGCAGGCGGATGCCGCCGGGGCCGACCAGGTTGGTCTGCACCATCAGCCGGAACTTGCGGGCGTAGTCGTTGTTATTGACCAGGCTGCGGCACCTCGAGCGCAGGCGGTCGAGGTCGGCGCGGAGCTCCTCGTTGATGCTGGAGACCGTGGCCTGCCAGTCGGCGGTGAGGCGGTCGGCGCGGGCGCCCTCGAAGCGGCGGCGGGCTTGCGCGGGTGCGCGGCGGCCCAGCCACTGGCGTGCCGTGTCGAGAAGGCTCATGGTCCAAATCTCACATAGACGCGGCGGCGGTCGGGCAGGCCGGCGGCCACGGCGGCGGCTGCGTCCTCGCGGGCGACTTCGGCGCGGTAGCGGTCGCGCAGCTGCAGGAGCTCAGCAACCGGGATGAATTTCATGCGGCGGTTGCCGATCTCGTACTCGGCCGTTGCGGAGGTGGCGCGGCCTTCGAGCGTGGCGTCGATGGCCTCGAGCGTGCGGCGGGCGGCGCTGCGGGCATCAAAGGTGGCCGCGCTGAAGCTGGCCTTGACGGTGAGGCGGCCCTCGCCGACGGTGTAGACCTCGCCGGCCTTGGTGACGCGGGCCCGCCAGTCGTAGCTGCCCGGCGCGTAGCCGGCGCTGGTGGCGGCCGGCACCAGGATGCTGTGCTCATCGCCCGAGGCGCTGCCGGTGATGCTGATCTTGGCCGTGGCGTTGATGAGCGTGTAGGACAGCACCCAGCCGGCGCTGGCCGGGTAGTCGGCCAGGCTGCGGGTCCAGCGGAGGGTGTCGCCCGCGTTCAGGACGGCGGGCTCGAGGGTCGGGATGTCGGCCATGGGTGCGGGTCGGTGGGGACGAATCTAGTGCCGGGGGCGCGACATCGGTAAGGCAACGGATGTCGCAGAGGGTCAGGGCTCGCCGCGCACGATGCGCTGGATCTGCCGGGGTGTCAGGTGGTAGCGCCGGCACAACAGGCCGGTGCGCTCGCCGGCGCGGTGGTCGCGGCGGATGCACTCGTTGCGGGCGCTGCTGCCCTGCCCGGCCCGGCGGGCGATGTAGGGCCGGTCGCCGCCCCAGGTCTCGCGCACCTCGCGGTCGATCTGGGCCAGCGGCTGCAGCAGCGCGGCGCTCAGCTGCGGGGCCAGGGCCAGCACGCGCTTCAGGATGTCGGCCACGATGTCATCGTCACCGGCGTCATCCCAGGGCATCGCGGGCGGCGGCAGGGGATGGGGCGGCGCGGCAGGGGGGCGGGTCATCGTTTGTAGTTGATGGCGTAGCGTGGGCGCGGGGCCGGCTGGGCGGGGGCCGGGCTCGGCGCTCTGGCGGCCGGCGCGGCTGGTGCGGATGCGGCGGCGGGCGTGTCGGCCTGGTCGCCCTCGGCGGCGATGCGCTGGGTGCGCTGGGTCTGCGCTTGGTCGGCACCCGGCGCACCCGGCGCGGCCGCTCCATCAAACAGGTCGCGCGCCTCCACCCTGCCCTGCCACTTGGCCCAGTCGCCCTCGCGCCAGCGATCAAGCCCGACGAAATGCCCGGCGGCCAGGGCGTAGACGGCGCAGTCCAGCGCCTCGTTGCGGCGGCCGTTGGGCTTGACCCACTCGAGACGCGGACGGCCTTTGCTGTAGCGGGTGACCAAGCGCTCGGCGGTCAGCTGCTCAAACACCTCGGGCGCCAGGTGGCGGCTGATGTGAACGAAGCCGGGGCCGGGCTGCTCGGTGCGCAGGCGGCCGTAGATCTCGGACTTGGCGGTGTCGGTGCCGATAGGCCAGAGCTTCACGCCGCCTTTGAGCTTGGTGCCGCGCCAGCTCACATCCTGGTCGGTCGGCTTGCCCAGGATGGCCTTGCCGGCCACGCTCATGCCCTTGACCGGGTAGCAGTGCGCGTGCTGGTGGGCGCGGGCGTAGGCGTAGACGGCCTGCGTGTGGTGGCCGCCGGAGTCGATGAAGACGGCCAGCAGCGGCACCGGCTTGCCGCTGGCGTGCAGCACCGGGGTGCGGCGGTACTCGGTGAGCGCGGCCCAGGGGCTGCCGGGGTCGGACTCGGCCAGGGCCGGGTCGCCATACATCACGGCGCGGTCGACCAGCTGGCGCTCGAGGCCGCGGCCCCAGGCCCAGAGGTAGGCCTCGAGGCGGTCGCCCTGGGTGTCCACGCCCATGGTCATCACGAAATGGCCCCAGGTCACTTGCCGAAGCGGAATATCGGCGGCGCGCTTGCGCAGCGCATGCTGGTCGGCGCGGTCGCCCTGCTCCTCGAAGGTTTCGGCCAGGCGGGTGTTCACGAAGACGCGCAGCAGGCTCACATCGCCCGAGCGGGCGGCGGTCATGGCCGCGCCCCACTCCTCCACCAGGGTGGACCAGCTGAGCCAGCCGAGCGGGCTGTAGAGGCTGCTCAGCTGGAAGCCGCGCACGCGCCCGGCCCCGGCGCCCGGCGCCTCGGCCACCCAGGTGCCGGCGGCCAGCATGGCGGGCTTGTGGTGCTCTTTGATTTCGGCCCCGCAGCCGCGGCAAACGTAGCGCACGGTCTCCGGCAGGGCGCGGCCCTCGGGGTCGCGGTCCCACTTGACACCATGGGCCTGGTCGGCGCCCCACTCAAGCGGCTGCAGCTCCTGGCAGTGTGGGCAGGGAACGTGGAAGCGGCAGCGGTCGCTGGCAAGAAACCGCGACTCGATGCGGCTGAAGTCCTTGGTGGTGGGCGTGCTGGTCAGCAGGCGCTTGCGGCGGGCGAAGGTGGACTGGCGGGCCTCGGCCAGCTTGATCGGGTCGCCCTCGCCGTCGACGTCGAGCGGGTAGCCGTCGATCTCGTCCAGGAACAGGTCGCGCACCGGCATCGAGCGCAGGCCGGCGGCGCTGTTGGCGCCGGCCACGGCCATAAAGCCGCCGGCAAATTCTTTGAGCAGCGTGGTGTTGGCATCGTCGCGGCTGCGGTTCTCGCGCACCTTGCGGCGCAGCGCCGGGCTCTCCTCGATCATGGGCGCCAGGCGCTGGCGGCTGTAGCGCTTGGCCATGTCGATGGTGGGCTGGACGATCATCACCGGGCCGGGGTTGCAGTCGACCAGGTAGCCGAGCCAGTTGGAGCCGATGCGCGTCTTGCCGGTCTGGGCGCCCCACATCAGGCAGACCTCCTCGAC